GTCCTCTTTACGTTAGAGCGCGCTCTTTTTGTATTTGCAATAGATACTTTTCCGGCACGTTTTCTAGCTGATTTTTTATTCCTGATACTCATCTTAACTGCATCACCAGCACCAATTTTAACTTCGCGTTTATCTTTTACCGTATATCCCGGCCTGTCAGAGACATATTTAATTTTTCGCTTGCCGTTGCGGATCACAACCTTGCGTTTGATTGCTTCGTCTAAGTCGTTTTCTAAATAGTCTCCAAAAGATAACATATTACTCTTCCGTTTCTAAAGTTTCTGGTTCAACATCTTGAAAAATCGATGCAGCAAAAATTCTTTTATGATCTTCAATTTCAGCTGCAATCTTTTGATTTAACATTGATGTAATATCATCCTTAGCATCTGATACGTTGCCTAATACAATGTTATCAACGATATCTGTATTAGTAGTATTTATATTTTCTTCCTGTTCACTCATAATTCACTCCTAAAATTCAAATTGACTCTGAGAATTGTCTTGTTCTCCACCGTCATCACTATCATCCCCATCAGTTTCTTGTGGTTCAGGTTCGGCAGTCTCTGCCTCTTTCTTTAATTGTTTTTCCATGTCATTGATTTCTTCGTCATTCATTTTTAGTATGTTTCGTTTAACCCATTCTTCCGAATAGTATTTGCCAATCATACCTTCCATTTCGCCAATCAATGTAATTTTATCTCTTAACATTTCAGTATTTTTAACATCTGTATAATAAGAATCTTGAGTGTAATCTAAGATTAAATCTTCACTCATATTTTCCCATTCATCTGGTGTTATAACACCTTTCAAAATAAGTTGTTTTCTCATCAAGTCTAAAAATAGATTACTGAATGTATTTCTTAGTCTTACGATAAACCTATTAAATTTATATTCATCTCTAGATATTTCTGTCGCTCTACCAAGTTGAATACTATTTTCTGGTTCAAGTCTTGATATAGGCACATTGAGTGACTTGTATAATTTCTTTTGGAAATATATTACATCATCCATCTCACCAAGATTAGACCCGCCTGGCAGTGTCTCAATCTCTGTGCCGCGTCCACCTTCTCTACGTGGGAACCAAAAATCTTCTAACATAGAAAGATGTTTTCTGTCATCTCTCACTTCACCAGTACTACCGTCATAAACGATTTTGTTTTTATACTTAGTCATAATATCAGAGAGATATTGTTCTGCTTTTTGTTTTGGTAAGTTTCCTACATCAATATAGAAAACTCTACGTTCTGGAGCTCTTGTCCAACGATAAATAACAACCGAATCCTCTACCAATCTCAATTGGTTTAGTGGTTTAATTACTTTATGTAGGTGTCCAATAGAATGTTGTCTTTTTGCATCCTTTAAACCAGATGAAACATAACAGATTGAGTCTACTGTAATTGGAATACCAGATGCTTGGTCTCCAGAAACAACACCTTTGTCATTAAAGATGTAATATTCTTTCATACCAGATACTAATGGTACTTCAGTTCCATTTACGGACTTCTCTTTCTTTTCTACTTCACGAATTTTTTTAATTTTTCGTGGGTCTACCCTACGTAGTTCTTTGATACCTTCTTTTGGTTTTGAATTATCGATAATAATATGATAGTAAATTCTACCATCAACATACCAACTCTTGAAAATATCATAACCATTTTCTTTAAATTTAAGTAGTTTTAAAATAGATTTGAATTCATCTTCAATCTTTTTCTTTACTGTTACAGTAACATCTAGATTTTTTGTATCAATTTTAATTGGATAATCGTCTGAATCGTTTACGATAGATTCTGCTACAATATCATCGATTGCAGAATCTACTTCTGGATGAATAGACATATCTCTATATCTATCTATTAATTCTGCATCAGACTTTGCAGTATTTTCCAGATTTAAATATGTTCCATAGAAACCAGATTGAACAGTAAGAGAGCCGTCATCTGTTGTACTATCTTTCGGTACAAAAGATTTCAGCTCTCTTTTTTGTTCTGCAGGGGTTCTTAATTCGAACCCAAATAATTTAACAGCCATGTATATTTCACCTCACTCAATAGCTAGATTAAGTAGTCACACCATCGTGATTCCAATAATCATATGCAAATGTCACAGTATATTCTTCAATCTGATCGTTTGCATCCCAAGATAATTCAATTGCACCCAATTCGGTTGGGAATAAACCATAAAAGCGGTATGTTGCAATTGTAGAACCATCTTTAGCATAATGTTTTACTTCTGAATCTGACTTATAAGCGGTTTGAGCTGCGAGTTGAATATTAGCCTCATGTGAATTAATATTCGCCATCCACTGTTCCAAAGTATTTCTGACTGAAAAATTCTCGTCATTAATAATTGTTACAGTCCATGGTTCAAATGTTCTGTTTCCGGCAATTCTTACTTGACGACCAAAGTATGGTACATCGATAGCAGGAATTGTGGATCCAGGCAATTGAGCTGCGCGACAAACAAATCTAAATGTTGAATCGGCAGCTGCGTTAATTGGATTATTCACAACTGCCTCAAATAGATTCGGTCTTGCACCTCCAGCGGTTAAGTTGGACTTAAATGCAGAGATATCGAATGCCATTTTGTTTTCTCCTTGTTAATCTATTTACTTTTATTTATAATACTTTTTTAAGCTTGACCAACAACTTCTTCAAAACTCACTCCTGTGCGTACTGCAACAAAGTTAAGTTGAATGTAGTTGATTGAACGTGCTGGTTTAATATAGATGTCTCCGATAAATTCATTTCTATCAACAACTTCGGAAGTGTTGTTAGTTTCATCACAGACAACTAAGAAGTCATAGATACCTCTTCTACCCTTAACATCTCTAAGGAAAGGTTCTACCAAGGATACAAACTGTGATCTTGTGAATTCATCGTTAAATTCAAACAATGTAAACTTAGATGCAGTTGCGATAGATTTTTCAAGTACGATAAACAATCTACGTACATTAATTCTGTCAAATGCACTTGGTTTATTAGTGAATGTTTTATCACCATAAAGAATTGTGCCTTGGCCAGGGAATGTAACAACAGGGTTAATCGATGCTTTATATAAATCATCTCTATCCGTCTTATTCTGATTCCATGCAACTTTGATAACATTTTTGATGACACCACGATTAAATCCAGCAGGAGAGAACCATGTGTCTCTTTCTGCGTCTGTACGTGCCATTAAACCAGCAATATCACCGTTAAATGGAACCCAACGATATACATCATTATATTTATCGTATTGATACTTGAAGTTTGAGTCAACAAATGCATAGTTACTATAAGCACCAACAGTTGTGTTAAAGAATGAAATTACATTTTGTGCAGAACCAGACTTAACATCCACATAACGTGGTGATAATAGTGCAACACAATCTTTTCTTACCTCACAAATATTTTGTACGATATGTTGTAATACAGTGTTACCATTTGCAGCATCTGCCCATTCTCCACTCATTACTAGTGAAACGTCAACTAACTCAGGGTCAGCAAACAAATCATATCCAGCAATCGCTTCGGCGGCAGTAGGTGCAACACCGTTATTACCACCACTAAATGTTGAAACTTCTGCAGCTGCAAGTGAAGTAAACGAAGAAAGTGGTTTAGATATTGTTTCCTCTGAACCCCAATCTGTACCATCTGCAGGGTGGTTAATTACCCATACATATTCAGATGAAAGGTTAATTACTTCTTTATAGTACATGTTTTTACCATCTTCGGCTTTACCGTTAGATGCTTTTGACAAATACTCATATCTTTCAAGTACTGTTTCTGAACCATTTGTGTTTCTTTGTACAACTAATACATGAACTTCACCAGTATCTGGTGCAGTATTAAACAATGATTTTAGATTTGCCGGTAATTCTGAAAATGTTGCGGCATCAACCATGTAAGTCTTAAATTTATCCCCATCTGAACCGGCACAACGCGCAGCAAATACTGCACCATTACCTTGACCGCTATCAAATGTGATATCATCTTCTGACTTAATTAATACTGGTGTATATGTATAGTTAACAGTTGGTGTACCGAATACTTTAATTTGTACCGCTGCACCATCTGCAGGCGCAGTAACGAAAGTTACTACTTGACCACTTACAGAATAATCTGTTGTTACTGTTTTGTCTGCTGCATCTACTGTTACTCCAACGGTATCAGTTGAATCAACTGTCTCTGCAATTTCAAATTTTGTTCTTGCAGGGATAGTTGCAACGATTGCTGCACCATCAGCAGGCGCAGATGTAAATGTAAGTGATGTACCATCAACAGAAATATTTGTATCTGCTGCACCAGCTACAGTTACTGCAACTGTTTCACCAAATGCATCTCTAGAAAGTGTAAATACAGTTTTTGCTGTAACAGTAATTACAATAGCATCTGCATTGGCAGGAGCACCATATGGCGCAGTACCAGCTGCAAAATCTAATGTTGTACCACTAATAGTATATTGTACATCGGGTGTTAAAGTTACACCATCAACAGATACTGATACAGTACCGGCTGGTGTTGCACTTAACGTAATTGATGCAGTTGTACCGTCACCAGTTTCATTTTGGGTTGTAGCACCGACACCTACAAGGTTATCGGTTGCTTCCGCGACTCCGACGAAATCTTCCGTAGCATCAACAGGAGTAGATGATCCTGCAATACCAGCAACAGAGTTTAATGCACCGGCACCAATTACTCTATTTACTCTAAGAGAACTTGCATATGCAAGAAAATTCGCGGCAGTAAACCAAGACTGATAATTTTCAGATGTTGGTTTGCCGAAATACTTAACTAATTCTGTTTCAGTACTGATATTCACAATTTCGCCCACGGGCCCCCATGAGAATTTTCCTACCAATGCACCAATTGACGTTGCAACTGATGGAGTAGAAGTAGTGAGATCAATTTCTGAAACATTAACGCCTGGACTTACTTGGAATGGCATTTTTCATCTCCTCTATATTAATAGTTTTAGTTTTGTTAAAATCAACTCTTTTTGTATGTTTCATAATTTATTTATAAAAAATATGATTTAATGATCGTTACCAAACCATCTATCGCCATCTGAGTCTACAAAAGTCTCAATCTCTGCGCCAGAATGGACAAAACCAAAAGGCAACATATTTTCTTCCAACATACGTAGTCTTTCTTCGTATATTTCTTGTCTTGTATCCTTATCACATAAATCCTTAAAATAAACTTCTGTAGTCATCCACGAAAATAATATCAAAGTATCTACCATGTCATCTGTCCTATCGGCTTCTGCCTCAAACTTATGTCCTTTAGAGACAAATGATGAAAGTTCATTTATAGTTTCAAAATCTGCAATTAATAGTTTATCTTCTTCTATTAAACTTTTTAGGTTAAAACAACCTGTTTTCTTCGTTGCCTTTGTTGTTCTAATTCCTATTGTATAAGACTTACCAAACCCACCAGATATACTTTGTCCTTTTCTTGGGTCTGTTTGTACAGTAATCATATTCTCATACTCATGTTCATGATAAAGAATGTCACTGACTTGTTGTCCGACATCATTTATTTCAACCAAAATATATGCATCATTATATAGTCTAGCAACATTTTTAATAATATTTGGAAAAACTAGGGGCGGAATTTCATTGTTTCTAAATGTTGCAACTTGTTTAAACGGCATTTCTGATGCATCAAATACTGAAAATGCAGAATAATCACCCCCACGACCTCTTGCAACATCAACAGTTAAAAAATATTGATGTTGTTCTCTTGGTAAGTCGTAGTATAAAACTCCATTATTCTTTTTCTTAGGATTTTTAAATACTAGATTTTTTAATTTTGCAGTATTAATAAGTGTGTTGGTTGAACCAAGGAACTCTGTATCAAACTCTTGTTTAAACTGTTGTTCACTTGTATTCTTTATTGTCATTGCCTTCCAGTTTTCATCTCTGCCCGGCACTTCTGACCAATGTACTTCTATAGGTACATACGTATTTCTACCTTCCGTTGCATCACTCCATAGTTTATAAAAATGATTCATACCTTGTGGAGTAGATACAATAATAACTTTTGTAGATTGTCCAGATGAAATTGTAGGATAAACTGAGTTAAAAAATTCTTCTGCAAGTTCGTTCGGAACAAATGCAAATTCGTCTAGGAAAAGAATGTTAAAAGAACCACCACGAATTGCACTAGATGATGTCGCGGCGGCCATAACTTTTGCACCATTTTCTAATTCTATATTACCTTTATTCCAAACAACAACCCCTTGCTGTAACCATTTAGGTAGATGTTCATATGCCATCTGTAATCTACCCAATAATTCTCTCGCGGTTGCAAGTTTGTTTGCAAGTAGTGCAACAGAAACATCTTTATTAAATAATATGTAGTGTAAAAAGAATGCAATACATGTAATTGACTTACCAGACTGTCTACCGATTTTACAAATAGTAAATCTATTATCGTAAAAGTTTTGAACCATATTTTCTTGAAAAGGATAAAGATCAAAATTTACAAGTCCAGTATCAACATTAACAATTTTCATATATGTTTTAATAAAGTAAACAGGATCATCCATACACTTTA